CGCTAGTCAACCCGAAGTTGACATGGCAATCAATGATATCGTTGACGAGGCGATTTCCGGTTTTGAAGAAGACCAACCCGTTCGTATCATTCTTGATAATTTAATGTACGATGATACCATCAAAGAAAAGATTCGTACAGAGTTTCGTAACGTTCTGAAGTTGTTGAATTTTGCCGAAAACGGATCGGAGTTGTTCAAGAGTTGGTACATTGATGGTCGAATCTATTTCCACGTTGTGGTTGATCGTAAGAATCCCAAAGATGGTATTGTCAAACTTCAGTATCTTGATCCGACCAAGATTCGTAAGGTCAAAGAGGTTAAGGAAAAAGTAGACAAAAGAACGGGAGTAAAGATCTCGGAGACAGTGAGTGAGTTCTTTATTTACACCGACCATGAAGACCAATCCAATAGACAATATTCTACTGGTGTTGATGTGTCGGGCGGTGTAAAGATCGCACCCGAAGCAATCATTTGCGTTGATAGTGGATTGAAAGATGCCCAAAGAAAACGCAGACTTTCTCACCTTCACAAATCTCTGAAGGTCATCAACCAGTTGAGAATCATGGAAGATTCCTTGGTGATCTATCGTCTCGCCCGTGCGCCCGAAAGACGTATCTTCTATATCGACACAGGTAACTTGCCGAAAGGTAAGGCGGAAGAACACGTTCGTCGTATGATGTCTCAATATCGCAATAAGATTGTGTATGATGTCCAGACTGGTGAGGTCAAAGACGAACGTAAACACATGAATATGTTGGAGGACTTCTGGTTGCCTCGAAGAGAAGGTGGGCGTGGTACTGAAATTACCACTCTTCCAGGCGGAGACAACCTCGGACAAATTGATGATATTGTTTACTTCAAGAATCAGTTGTACAAAGCATTGAATATTCCGGTGTCCCGTCTTGAACCCGAAACACAGTTTACGACTGGAAGAGCGACTGAAATCTCCAGAGACGAAGTGAAGTTTCAGAAGTTTATCAATCGTCTTCGTAAGAAGTTCTCTTATATCTTCTTGAACGCCCTTCGTACCCAATTGCAACTGAAAGGTATTGTATCAAAGACCGATTGGGATGATATCAGTCAGAACATCAAGATTGATTATGTCCAAGACAATCACTTCTATGAATTGAGACAATACGAAGCACTCCAAGACCGATTGAACATTCTTCGAGACGTTAAAGACTATATCGGAGACTACTACTCCAAGGATTGGGTCAGACGTAACATTCTTCAGATGGACGAAGATGAGATTGCACAAATGACCAAACAGATCCAACAGGAGAAGAAGGATGGTGAATATGGGGAAGAAGAACCCGGCGGGTATGGAAGATATTAACATATTAAAGAATAAAATTGTATAAATAAGTATATGAAAGAGACCTCTCAAAACTTCGTTAAAGCAGTATTGTCTAATAACAAAGATGAAGCAAAGAACATCTTTGATCAGATGATGAGTCAAAAATACCAAGACGCAATTGACGCAAAGAAGATTGCAGTCGCACAAAAAATCTACAAATGAAACTACTCACAGAACATTGCGAAGAAATCGAATACCTCGTTGAGGAAAAGAACGGAACCAAAAACCGTTACATCAAAGGCATCTTCATGCAGTCCGAAAAGCAAAATCGCAACGGACGCATCTACTCCAAAGACGTTTTGATGTCGGCAGTTGATCGATATGTCAACGAACAGGTTAAAACCGGACGTTCAGTTGGTGAATTGAATCACCCCCCAACACCCCAAATCAATCTGGATAAGGTCTCTCACCTCATCACCGAATTGACTTGGGAAGGAAATAATGTCATCGGTAAAGCAAAGGTTCTCGATACTCCAATGGGCAAGATCGTAAATGGTCTGATTGATGGTGGGGTTTATCTCGGTGTTTCATCCAGAGGAATGGGAAGTCTGAAAGAAAAGAACGGCAAAAAGTACGTTGGAGAAGACTTCATTCTCTCCACTGTTGACATTGTGCAAGACCCATCCGCCCAAGAGGCGTTTGTGGAAGGAATCATGGAAGGTGTAGAGTGGATCGTTACAGAAGATGGTCGATTCGAACAACAGGTTGAAGAAACCAAAAAGACCATCCACAGAACACCATCGATTGATCTTGCAGAACAACAGATCAAAGAATTTAATAAATTGATGAACGCCCTCAAGGGGTAAAATGGAATACGAAGAGTCCCTCGAATCTGTTGTGTATAACACTATCAATGAAGCAAAGATTGATAGGGATATCATCTATTTCGAGACACTCAACGGAGGACTTAAATTCTACCCAAGTTTGAGATCGGGTTCCGGTACGAAAGAAATCGTCGGAATCAATGTCAATGACATTCGAGTCTCATCATTTAGAAAAAGAGCAATTGGATACTATAAAGAATTCGACGAACCGATTCCTTTCGAAGGTGGACCCGAACAGAGAGGAACCGCCCAAAAGAAACAAGAAGTGGTTGACGAAATGAAAGAGATCCTCCTCAAAGCATCCGATGCGTTCGACAAGACTTTCCAGAATGAACTAAATAAAAGAGGTTACAAAAAAGAAGGAAGATAATACACATTTGTGCATTGTCAAAAATTCAAATCATATAAATAATTTAACATAAAAGGATTTTACTACCTATGGAAAACTTTAACGAAAATAACTTGCCCGAATCTTTGGAAGACATTCTTACCGAAGAAGAGAAACTCGCCCTCGTCTCCCTGACTGAAGGAACAGATACCGAAGAGGAAATCTCTGAAGGTAAACACGCCAAAAAGAAAATGAAAAAAGAAGAAGAAGATGACGGAGAAATGAGTGACTTCGTCGTTGACGTTGATGGAGATGGTGAGGTTAGTGATGATGACGAATTCATCGTCACAACAAGTGATGAAGTCTTTGACGATGAGGACATGGAAGACATGGAAGAGTCTGCAAAGAAGAAAAAGTATTCCGAACAGGATGATGGTTATATGGACGACGAAGAAGAGGAAGAAGAGGTTTCGGAGTCCGCCAAAAAGAAAAAAATGAAGGAAGAAGAGATGGATGATGACGAATTCATCGATGGCGCTGGTGTTACCAAAGACGTTAAAGCAGACAAAGAAGTTGCCGAAAGCAAGAAAATGAAGAAGGACGAAGAGGAAGACAAAGAGATTGAAGAATCTGCCAAGAAGAAAATGAAAGAGGAAGAGGACGAAGAGGAAGAAATGGAAGAGTCCGTAATGGCAACAGCTGCTCTCGCAACTGTTGGTGTTGTTGCAACTTTGGCTGCAATTAAGGCGATGAAGAAAGGCGGCGAAGCTGCCCTACGCAAGATGGGTGAGATTGGATACAAAGCAGCTGAAGCAAAAGAGAGAAAGGAATTGCAAAAAGCTAAAAAGAGATACGAAGACGAGATCAATTCAGTCGCCGCCAAATTTGAAGGTGATACCAAACTCGAAAAAATGTATGCCGATCTTCCCAAGTATATGCCTGGTTATTCTGAAAAGGCAAAGAAACAAAATGCTGAGCGTAAAAAACAGATGAATAAAATCGCAAAATACATCAAGAGCAAATTGGATGACAGAGAAATGAACGCTTTCGCTGATATTTCTGCCGCTGTGAGAAGTCAACACACCAAAATCGTTCAAGAGTCCTATGAAGAGAACGTCTTCGAGAAACTCCAAGATCGTCTTTCCGAAATGACTGATGAAGAATTGGTTGAAGTCTCCACTCTGATCAATGACCCAATCGTTGCATCTGCCAAGGCAGTCACAAATGCGGTTGAAGAAAACATTGAAGTTCCCGCTTCTATCGACGAACTCATCTCTGAAGATTCTACTCTCTCCGAAGACTTCAAGACCAAAGCGTCTGTTATCTTCGAAGCGACTGTATCTGAAAAGGTCGAAGAATTTAAGACATCCTATCAAGAGAAGATCCAAGAAGAGATCCAATCCAAATTCGAGAACATCTCGGACAAGATTGATCAGTATCTCTCCTATGTGGTCGAATCATGGATGCAGGAGAACAACGAAGCGTTGGAATCCAATGTGCGTACAGAAATTTCTGAATCGTTCATTGAATCTCTGAAGAACGTCTTCGAAGCACACTACATCGAAATGCCCGAAGGTAAGAAAGATGTGTATGCAGAAATGGTCGAGAAAGCATCTGAACTCGAAGAGAGATTCGAAGAACAGAGTGCTGAAATGGCAGTCATCAGTGAACAACTGGAGGAACTCAAGAAAGAAAAGATCCTCAAAGAATTCACCGAAGATCTGTATGACACACAAGCCGAGAGATTTTTCAAACTCTCTGAAAATTTAGAATTTGTTGATGAAGAAAACTTTAAGAACAAGATTCGTATTATCAAGGAATCGTTCTTTAAGTCAGATGATGGGAAAAGTGAAGAAGACACCAACGAAACATTAAGTGAGTCTTCCACCTCCGAAATCCGCACAACTGTGGTTGAAGAGGAAGAAGATACTAAATTGAACTCTGTTATGGGAAAATATGTTGAAGCAATTTCGAAACACTCCAAATAACAATTAAACCTCAAAGGAAAACAAAAATGTTTAACACAGAAAACCTCGAAAAGAAATGGGAAGCAGTCCTCGAACACGCTGATTGCGCTCCTATCAAAGATAGATACAAGAAGGCAGTTGTTGCTCGCCTGCTTGAAAACCAAGAACAAGCACAAATCGAAGAACGTGCCGCCTCTGCTGGATTCATCGCTGAAGACAGCACCACTACTGCAAACGTTCAGAACTTCGATCCCGTGTTGATCTCCTTGGTTCGTCGTGCAATGCCTAATATCATCGCTTATGATATTGCTGGTGTTCAACCAATGACTGGTCCTACTGGTCTGATCTTCGCAATGAAGTCCCTGTACAAAGCTCCTGGCGTTGGTGTATCCGATGAAGAAGCTCTGTTCGATGAGCCAGACACTGCATTCGCTACTAACGGAACAGACACATACGGACTCGAAACTTCTGATGCCGAAGCTCTGTCCGGTGGTCGTCAAACTGCTGGTGACAGTGGATTCGGTGAAATGGGATTCGAAATCGTTAAGACTTCGGTCGAAGCGAGAACCCGTGCATTGCGTGCTACTTACACAATGGAAATGGCACAAGACTTGAAGAAAGTTCATGGTCTGGATGCCGAATCCGAACTGGCAAACATCCTCTCAACTGAAATCCTCGCAGAAATCAACAGAGAGATCATCAATGGTGTTAATACTGCCGCTAAAAATGGTGGTTACCAAAGTTCTTTCGGAACTGGAACAGGAGCATTTGACCTCTCCACAAACTCCGATGGACGTTGGAGCGTTGAGAAGTACAAAGGTCTGATCTTCCAACTGGAAAAAGACGCTAACCAGATCGCCCTCGAAACTCGTCGTGGAAAAGGTAACTGGGTCATCGTTTCTTCTAACGTTGCTTCTGCTATCGCAGCTGCCGGAATGTTGGATTACACTCCTGCCCTCCAAGCCGATATGGAAGTTGACGCTACAGGAAACCTGTTCGCAGGAACTCTGAATGGTCGCATGAAGGTCTATGTTGACCCATACGCCTCTGCTGACTACGCAACTGTCGGATATCGTGGAACCAACCCATATGATGCTGGTGTGTTCTACTGTCCATACGTTCCTCTCACAATGATGAGAGCAGTTGGTGAAGATGACTTCCAACCTCGTATCGGGTTCAAAACTCGTTACGGAATGAGAGCCAACCCATTCGTGGACGCTACATTCGGAGTCAATCCTTCCACCTCAATCGAAAGTCAATTCGGTGGAGCTGACGCTAACCAATACTTCCGTACATTCACAGTAAGTAATCTGTCTGTGGATTCGGCTGCTTCCTAATAGGTAAGTAACAACAAAATAAAAGAGAG